GGTGGAGCTGGCGGAGCTGGCGGCATGGGCTACTATTGGAGTAGTAGTTATGGTAATACTGGCCAATATACTTACACACGAAGATATGCAAGCGATAGAAGCTGGTTATTGTGTGCAGCTTTCTACAATAACTATGGTGACTATCCCACTTGGAACGGTAGTAGCATGGCAGGCCCAAACAACTACCTTGGTTTTTCAGAAACCTGTTACTATCAGCAAAGACTTTCAGGTACTACCCAATACTATGATACTAACCCACATGGTACTTGTGCTTACAGATACAGTTTTGGCTGTAGTCACTCAAACGGTAAAACTTCTGGTTGCTTTAGTAAATCTTGGTATCAATATGAAGTCAACAGTAATGGTGATTGCAACTGGGAAAGTCATGGTTGCATAAAAAGACTATTCCAAAACGGTGCTTCTGGTGGTAGTGGTGGTAACGGCGGTGCCGGTGGTGCCGGATCATCAGGCGGAGCCGGTGGAGTAGGACAAGGTTATAACCAATCAGCTGGGTCTGGTGGATCAGCCGGTTCAGGATCGGCTGGAGCTGGAGGTTCAGCTGGAGCATCCGGATCTAGTGGAAGCAACAATGCTGGAGCCGGCGGACAAGGCGGCACTGGCGGACAAGGCGGCACCGGTGGAGTCGGAGGAAACGGCGGAGCTGGTGGTGCATTCGGTGCTTCTGGTAGCAGCGGCAGTTCTGGCAGTGGTGGTGGAACTGGTAATGGTGGTGCTACCGGTAACACTGGAGCAAACGGAAACACATATAACGGAACAGCTGGTAGTGCTGGTGGTTCTGGAAGTGGTGGTTCTAGTGGATCATCTGCTTCTAGTGGTGGTGCAGCCGGATACTACATATTTAACCGTGCATCAATTACATTAAACAACTCAGGCACTGTAGCCGGACAATAACTATGAAATACAAAATCACAAAAGTAGCTAAGGATGGTGTTACCGTCGAATTTGCAGACGGGGCTTGGGCTTTTGTCCCTATCTTAGCAGAAGACAAAAAGATGGATATTCTTGCAAGAATCCCAACTTTCGCAACAAAAGAGGTTTTTAAAGACGAGAACTCTGTACCTGTGGATGTTGGATTTGAAGCAGATACCGAGGATGATGCTGCTAGCCAAGAAGAAGTAAGAGAGCAAGAGTGGACTTACTCACAAGCTAGACAGGGTGCCTACCCTAATATCGGAGATCAGCTTGATGCTCTTTTCTGGGCAAGAGAAGGGGATGATAGTCAACTTAAACTTTTTGACGAGCAAATTAAGGCTGTCAAGGCTAAGTATCCTAAGAATGACAAAATTTATAAAGCTGAAGATTTATGACAAAAAAACCTTTCTGGGAGAGGAGGTTAGAAATTTGTCGTGACTGTCAGTGGTTAGAAGGTAAAGGTGCATTAATAACTTGTAATAGGTGTGGTTGTTTTTTACACGCTAAAACTAGAGCTTGGATGATGCACTGCCCGGTAAATAAATGGTAGAAAGATATTGCTCACTAAAATTACCTGATAGGCAGTACGACTATAAATTACAAACATGGTTAAAATGGTGCAAGGGTAACTCTTTACGCATTGTACCATTTTCTAAAATTGAGGTTCGTGAGCCTTTATCTGACATGCGTTGCTATGCTGTTGATACTAGATTTCCGTGTATTCTATATGCAAAGCCTGATGGTAGATATATAGTAATTGACGGTTATCATCGTATCAAAAAACAGATGAATAATAACGAAACTACAGGTATATTTTTTATTATTACACCTGAAATACTACATGCTAATACCTGAAATTCCTACTATACAAACCCCTTCAATACCTCTCCCTACAGCAGATGTTCCATCCTACATCCCGTTGGTTGTACCTCCGAGCGATCTTCGCGAACCAGAGGGGACACAACCAGCAAAAACCGCAGAAGTGCAACCTCAAACAAGAAAGTTAGATATACCTATTATAGATATACAGATGCCTGTCCCGTCACCAGAGGTTATGGTTACGGCTGTAACTACGGCGGTGGCGGCAGTGGCTACGACCACTCTTGCTACACCATTCTTTGATGTAATTAAGAAACGAGTACAAAAGTTCTTACAAGGCAAGATAGACAAATGGAAGAAAAAAAGAAAGGTATCCTTACAAAAATAAAAGAAGGTATAGACGACCATGACGAGCAGATGGCTATACTAGCTGCTATCGTGCGGCTAGCTGTAGTTGTCTGGTCTGGGTTTATTATTACTTTAAATTATGTAGAAATACCTATGGTAAAAAAGTCAGGTAACTCTGATATTACATTCGTTGCAAGTGTTTTTACAGGAGCACTTGCTACGTTCGGGCTTACTACAGGTAAAAATGGTAGTAATAAGCCACCTACATGCCCTATGGCTAAAAAACAAGATACACCAAAAGTATGAAGAAACTAATTCTTCTCTTAGCTCTGTTATCACCCAGCATAGCAAGAGCAAATACTGTCACGCCTCAGTTTACAACTGGTAGCATGAACAGCACAACAACTACAACTCAAACTATTACAGAAGTTACGCAGAAGCAAGTGTATGGTGCAGCTGTAAATACATGGTCAGGCAGCAACGTCACACCATCAGCAGATATAACAGCTACCGGTACAACTTTTTCAGTAACAGATAATACGTTACCATGGAATCTAGAAACAACAACTCGAGCAGCTGGTTTAGTAGAGCAGTGGGATACAACAACAAACTATACCATAAACTCTACCACTACGTCGCTCTCTGTATTCTCACAGTAACACCAGCATACGCTGAAACAAACAATACATCAAACCCAGTGGCCGCAGCTACTGGTAATGTCACCAATCAGGCAGTGCAATTCCAAAACAATGGAGCATCGTCACGACAAAACTACGGCCCCAACATAGCATGTAATGGGTCTACTATGACATTTAGTCCATTCTACATGGGTAATGATACCGAACCTAGAGATCCAGAAGGATACGTTATAAGTGAAAACTGGGGATTTCAAGTTAACTTTATGATACCATTAAATCGTAAAAGTGTAGAACAATGTGAACGCATAGCTAAACGTCAAGAAGAAAAAATGCAGCTAGACTTTGAGCTCGTAAGAGCACTTAAATGTGCAGAGCTGCAACAAAGGGGCTTTGCTATACGGCCCAATACAAGAGTATATCATATATGCTCAGATATAGTACCTATACAAACATTACTACCTAAACAAGATGCTAGCAATTCTAAAACCAATCGTTTTAACATTTTTAAAAAGTGACAAATTTAAAAAGTTTGTCGTTGATCTACTCGAAAAGCTAGTCGAGCAAACTGATAACAACCTTGATGACAAGGCGTTAGCTATAGTTAAAAAAGGACTTGATATAGAATGACAGATACCAGAGTAATACCTAAGAAAGCTGATGAGGAAAGTTTTAACGAACTCCACTACCTTGTTACGCAAGAGTTCTTACGTAAGATAAAGTGTGGCGAAGCAAAAACTCAAGACTTAAAAGCAGCATGTGATTGGCTAAAGACTAATGACATAACAGGTGTTGCTCTTGAAGGCAGCCCACTCGACAAACTAGCTTCGATAATACCGAAGGTAGATCCAGAATTAGTAAAGAGCAGACTTTATGGCAAGACCCGGACCTAAACTAAGCCCAAACCCCGGTAGAACTGCAAGATTCTACAGAAAGAATAAGAAGTCACGTGTCAAACATAGACGCGATCAGAGAGCTATCAACAGCACACCAGAGAAGAAAGCTTACAGACGTGACTTACTTAAGATACGCAGGGAGCGTAAACCCGGCAGCCAAACAGACATGTCACATAAAGGTGGCAGAGTGGTTGCCGAATCACGCAAAGCAAACCGTGGACGTGGCGGAGCACGACGAACTTAATGACACCATTACTACCAACACCTGATTACTATTTACACAACCTAATAACCATGACAAGTTCAGAGTCAAAGAGACTATGGAGAAGAGCTATAAAAGAGCATTTTAATTGTCAATGTGTTTATTGCGGAGGATTTTATGAATTACACAACCTTACAATCGACCATGTACAACCTAAGAGCAAGGGTGGTCAAAGCGTTACGAGGAA